GGTGCTCATACAATTCAGTATTGTACAGGAACTAAAGTACAAGACTTATTTGCAGCTTCTCTTGGTAATTTAAGTGTTGTAAATAACTTAAACGTTTCAGGCGTAATGACAGGAAATGCTTCTGGTATTTCTGCAATTAATGCTGCGAACGTATCTACAGGAACTCTTCCTGATGCTAGATTGACTGCAAACGTCACATTAAACAATGCTTCTACAATCTCAGCAGGTACTTTAGATGACGGAAGACTAACTGCAAACGTAACACTAAACAATGCTTCTACAATCTCAGCAGGTACTTTAGCTTCTGACAGATTACCGACTGTCCCTGTAGCTAAAGGTGGTACAGGATTAACTTCAGCAGGTTCTGCTGGACAAGTTTTAACAGTTTCAGCTCCTGGTGCGTTAGCTTTTGCAGACGCTGCGGGCGGTGCAGTAGGAAACGTAACTGGTATTACTCAACTAACAAGTCCAGGAAACATTACAACTCAATCTGATTCTTTATTTGGAATTGGAATTGCAGTTGGAGGTGGTGGATCTGGAGGTTGTGGTGGACATGGCTTTGGTCAAGGTCAAGGGCAACCAGGTCAAGCAACTACAGGCGCAGGCCTAACTGGTGCAGCAGGAAACCAAGGCGCAGCAGGATATCCAAATCCAGGTGCGAATGGTGGTAATGGTGGAGCAGGAGGCGGTATGCTTGGTGGTGCGAGTGGAAACAATGGTACTCCAGGTTCAAGTAGAAGTAGTGCTCCTGGAGGAACGAATCCATTTCACCCTTATGGCTATGGCGGTAGCGGAAACAATGGCCAAGGTGAGACAGGCGGTGGCGGTGGAGCCGGCGGTGCCTATAATGACATTACAGGCCCTTACACAAGGGGGGCAGCAGTTTCAATAACAGTTGGCTCAGGCGGTATTGGAAGACCAGGAAACAGAGGTACTGGTCAACCTGGTGGTGCTGGAGTATTTAGATGGGCGGAGTATTACGCATAATGACAAAATGGTGTAAAATAGATATCCCCGCAGAAACCGAAGTTCACGGACAGTTGGGATTTAGTGACTTTCCAGTAGCGAGAGTTCAAGAAGTTTCAGATACTGCAATTGCAGGATGGCATCAAACAGAAAAAGATGATGTTCAGCCTGGATGGTGGTTTCAGAATGGTGACGTACAAAATACATACACTTATACAATGGATCAAGCTAGACACAGAAGAGATCTAATGTTGTTGAAAAGTGATTGGACTCAATTACCAGATAATGGTTTAACAGAGGCTCAAAAACAAGAGTGGGCAACTTATAGACAAGCTTTAAGAGATTGGCCCTCAAACAATTCCACTTGGATTGTTACAATGGACGGTACAGACACAGTGTGGCCGAGTAAACCACAGTAACAGTGATCAAAGAAAATATTTATTGGTTCTACGACAAAGCTTTAAACCCTAAACAATGCCAAGATATTATTGATTTTGGTAATATGTGTAGAGAAGATATTGCGATAACCTCTGAACAAAAAGGCAAAACCAAAGATCTAACAGAAGAAGAAGAGCAGAAATTAAAAAAAATTAGAGACTCTAGGATTGCTTGGATAGAGCCAATGCGTTGGATGAATATTTGGTTTCACAATTATATGGTAGATGCTAATAAAAATGCTGGTTGGAATTATGATATTGAAGGTTCAGAGCAGTATCAATTTACTAAATACAAAGAAGGACATTTTTATGGATGGCATCAAGATTCTGGGCCAGATGTAATGGGAGATAATTTACAAAGAAAACTTTCTTTAGTTTGTTCCTTAACAGATCCTTCAGAGTATGAAGGGGGTAATTTAGAGATATACAGTCCTTTATCTCCTAGTTTATCTAACGATAAAAAAATAATAACTGAAAAACAATGGTTTAATCAAGGCACTATAATTGTTTTTCCAAGTTTTTTATGGCATCAAGTAAAAAAAGTAACTAGAGGAACAAGATATTCTTTAGTAACATGGTTTAGAGGAAAGGATTTTAAATGAGTAAATTTGAAGAAGATAACTACGTTATTATTAGAAATGCTATTAGTCCAGAGATAGCATCTTTTGTTAGCGAATACTTTCAAATAAAAATGAAAGTAGCTGCAAAACTTTTTGAAGAAAGAATGATATCTCCTTTCGACGAAAACTTTGGAACTTTTAATGATACTCAAGTCCCTGGGGCTTATTCTCATTATAGTGATATTGCTATGGAAGTATTATTACAAGCCTTACATCCAAGAATGGAAAAAGAAACAGGAATAGAACTTGTACCAAATTATTCTTATGCTCGTATTTATCTAAAAGGACATGAACTTACAAGACACACAGATAGGTTTTCTTGTGAAATTTCTACTACCCTTAATTTAGGTGGAGACCCGTGGCCTATATTTTTAGACCCTACTCAAGGAAAAGAAAATCAAGGTATTAAAGTTGATTTATCTCCTGGAGACATGCTTATTTATAAAGGAAATATTTTAGAACATTGGAGAGAACCCTTACAAGGGAATAGATGTGTTCAGGTTTTTTTACATTATAATCGTAAAACTGCTAATACTAAACCTTTTGACGGAAGAGAATTTTTAGGACTACCAAATTGTTTTCTACTAAAAAAATAAAATTTTATAGCAAACATTTTTCTTTAATAGAAAAACCAATACCTGCAAAAAAGAAAATACCTAATTGGTATAAACTTATGGAAAACTACCCAGCAGGTAAAGTTCAAGGAGGATCTGTAAAGAAGTGTGTGCCTTTTATGGATGCCCTTACATCGGGATACTACATTGTAAATAATTTTGCGGTTCATGTGTCTTGGAAAGATGAGAAAGTTTTCTTTCATTATAATCAAAATTTAAAAAACGGATTTGCGTATGAACTTAATTCTGGCATCAAGGATCACTTACCTTGGCAAGTGAGTAAAGATTTTTTTTATCATGATGAAATACCTCATGTTTTTAAGATTGATAATCCTTGGTCTATAAAAACACCAAAAGGATATAGTTGTTTATTCTCAAATCCTCCAAACACAAATTCTCCAATAAGAATTCCTGAAGCAATAGTAGACACAGATAATTATGAAGCTCCAGTCAATTTACCATTTTTAATGAAGAACTTTAAGGAAGAGATTATACTACCTGCTGGGCTACCAATAGCTTGGATTATGCCTTTTAAAAGAGATCCTTGGAAAATGGAAATATATGACTATGATATAGATACAATTGAAAAACATGTAAGACTGTTTAGAGAGTTTTTAGACAACTATAAAAATAAAATATGGAGTAAGAAAAAATATGATTAAGCCAGAAGAATTAAAAAGTAAGAATTTTAAAATATTTTTAGGAATGCCTATGTATGGGGGAATGTTAACAGAGAATACTATGCATGGTTTATTACAATTACAGCAGTGGTCTATCGCTACACAAGTTCCATTAAGATTTCAAACAATGGGAAATGAAAGCTTAATTACAAGAGCTCGTAATACGATCGTATCGATGATGTTTGATGACAAAGATTTTATAGCCACTCATTTATTATTTATTGATGCCGATATTGGATTTAATGCTCAGAATGTTGAAAGATTATTATTAGCAGACAAAGATGTTGCTTGTGGTATATACCCCAGGAAGCATGTACACTTTGAAAAATTAAAACAAGTTATTAAAGAAAATCCCGATGCAACTGAAGATGAACTACACGCAAAAAGTTTAGGGTATAATTTAAACTTTGATAACCCTAATGATGTCAAAGTGGAAAATGGTTTTTGTAAAGTTAGTGAAGCTGCAACAGGAATGATGTTGGTGAAAAGAGATGTATTTAGAACTATGATGAAGAAGTTTCCTGAGCGAAAATATAATTCAGATCAAATTATTAACGGAAAACATTTTTTCTTCTAACTACTGCTATGACTTATTTCCTTCCGGTGTTTATGGTGAAAAGAAAAGATATCTATCTGAAGATTATTATTTCTCAAGACTATGGCAAGAATGTGGTGGAGAGATATGGGCAGATGTTTCTATGCCTTTAACTCACTTTGGTAATATGGCTTTCAAAGGTCACGTGGCTTCTCAATTTGCTAAAAAAGATGATCAAAATAATTGATAATTTTTTCAGTGTTTATTCAAAAGATTACTACACCTTTGCTAAGCAATTAACTTTTTATGAAGCAGATAAATATAAGGAATTAACTGGACATAAAAATGTTGATTTCCCTGGAAGACGAACTCTTCAATTAAGCGAAGTATCTCCATTTTTTTATCTTAACATTGTTAATAATGTTTATGATAAGTTTAATTTAAAACTTGATAATAACGCAGGCGTGTACTGTCATGTTCGTTTTGAAAACGACAGAGATGACTGGATACACACAGATAAAGGAACGACTATTTTGATTTTCTTGTCAGAAACTAATCTAGAATCAGGAACAACTTTTTATGATTCAAATAATAATTTGACAGATGATATAGGTTTTATACACAATAGAGCAGTTATGTTTGATGGAAGTATTAGGCATATGTCAAAAAAGAATTATGGAACATCAATTGAAAATGGAAGACTTACTATAAATGTTTTTATAGAGCATGATTGATATAATAAAACAAGGATCAATAGTTTTAAAAACAAACTTTCTAAACAACGAAGAATTTTTATTTGCACAGAATATTTTTAATAACTTTGAATTCTATGAAACCTATCAACCTAGTGAGGTCTATTATGGCAATAGATTGCAGGCTTATCCGTGTTATCAGCATATTTTAAATGAATCTGATAATTTAATTTTTAAAAATAAACTAAGCCAAGAACTTAATAGTAGAATTGAATTAACGGTTATTGCTAGAAAAATTTATACAAAGGAAATATTAGAATCTAAATGTAATACAAAATATGGATACGTTCATGAAGATATGTCAGATATAGCAGGGGTTCTTCATTTTGATCAGACCTGTGAGGGGGGAACTGCTTTCTTTGAAAATTCATGGGATAAATATCCAGATATATCTGTTGGAGCTTACCCTAATAGATTGTTGCTTTATAATGCAAAGAGGTATCATGCGCCTTGTCATGATTTTACATTTGAAGAACGTAGAGTATTAGCGTTCATGATAAATTTAATATGAGACTTGAAGTAATACAATTTTCTACAAGGAGTCTTTATTCTGTATTTATAGTAAGAGATTACCTACACTCAATAGATCTTAAAAACATTGATAGTGTGATAAGAAATCATACTAATCAAGATGTAATGGAAAGAAGAACTAATGTAAAAGGAACAATGACTAATTATTCAGCTTTAAAAGAAGTTCCAGAATGTCTTGAGTTATTTAAAAAAACTGCTTTTACTATAGACTCTATTGTTAGCTTACGAAGTGTTCATTCTCTAGATAATTACAAATATCATGTGACGGATGCTTGGGGGATGAGGCACTCGAAAAACGATTATTCTATAAACCATGCTCACTATCCATCACATTGGGCCGCTGCTTTTTATACAACAGTTCCAGAGCCTCAACCTTTTATGCATTTTATAGAGTTTAATGCAGAGGTAAAATTAGAGTCAAATATGCTTGTGGTATTTCCCGCTATGTTAAACCACAGTGTTTCACCTAATCAATCGGAAAAAGAAAGAATATCAATGGCTTTTAATATTGATGTAGAAAAACGCTAAAAATGTAATATATTAGCCTAATGCCACTAGCTAATTTTAAGTTAACACCAGGGATTAATAAAGAAGTAACTGAATATACAGGTCAAGGCCAATGGGTCGATTCTGATAATGTTCGCTTTTTTCAAGGATTACCTCAAAAAATTAAAGGTTGGGAGAAGTTTGTAAGCACGACTATTGTTGGTGTTGCTCGTGATCAACACGCTTGGGTATCTCTTGACGGAACTAAATATGACGCTATTGGTACTGATAGGAAACTTTATGTACTAGAAGAAGGGCTTGTTTTTGATATTACTCCTATTCGAGATACCTTAACATCTCAAACATCTGTATTTACCACTACGACAGGATCTTCTAATGTGACTGTATCTATTTCAGGACACGGAGCTGAGACAGGCGCTTTCGTTACATTTGATAACGTTACCTTATCTAACACAGATACAAGTTTTAATTCTACCACTTTTGAGGACAAAGAGTTTGAAATTAAGGGTATAGCCAACGCTAATGCTTTTTATATTGACACTGAAGTAGCGGAAGCAAATGCCGGTATTAC